CGGCGTTCTTCAACGGCAAGCTCGCCGGCATGGACGACTTGCCCTGCAAGAGCCCGTTCGTCTCCGGGACGTCGGATGACGACGACTGGGTCCGTGGCTGGCAGCGCGGCAACGCCGTCATGTCCGAGTTGATCAAGAGCCGCGAGGAAGCCGCCGAGCTCATCAAGGGGAGCGACGACGAAGACCTCGACGACGAACAGGACGCGGCGTGATGGCGCGGACAGCCTGGACCGACGAGCGCCTCGCCCAACTCCGCCGGCTGATGAACCTCAGCCTGTCCTACAAGGAGATCGGCGAAGCCCTCGGATGCACCCCGAACGCGGCGCGGACCACGGCCTACAAATACGGCTGGACCGGGCATGGGCGCTCCGCCCTGATCCGCAGCGAACGGCTCAAGGGCCAGAAGCGTCCCGACGGGTTCGGCGCGAAGATATCGGAGCACTCCAGGCGCCGGTGGCAGGATCCTGAGTGCCGGGAGAGAATGCTGGCCGGCATCCGGTCGGCAGCTGCTGCCGCCGTGCGGCGGGAGAAGATTTCCGAGGCCTATGCACAGCGCCGGGGATTCCGCGTCCCCGCTCATCTGCAGGCGGACTATCGCTTCCTCGTCGACGTCAAGAAGTACCGGCCGCGCGAAGCCGGCGAGATGCTGGGGTTGCGCCCGGAAGCACGGCGGGCGGCGGCATGAGCTACGTCGACCTCCTTGAGAAGCGGCTTGCGATCGCCCCGATGCGCGGGCTCGACAGCATCCCGCAGCTGCACGACGGCATGTTCCCGTATCAGCGGGATGTGACGAGCTACCTGCTAGGCTGCGGCCGGGGCGCTGCGTTCCTCGATACCGGCCTCGGCAAGTCGCTGGTCTCGTTGGAATGGGGCAGGGTGGTCGCGGAGCACACCGGCAAGCCCGTCCTGATGCTGGCGCCGCTCGCGGTCGCTCCGCAGCACGTCCGCGAGGCTCACAAGTTTGGGCTCGATGCCCGGGTCGTCTCGGATCAATCCGAGGTTGGGCCCGGCGTGAACGTCACGAATTATGCCAAGGTCGACCACTTCGACCCCTCCGCTTTCGGGGGCGTGATCCTCGATGAGAGCTCGATCGTCAAGAATTTCACCGGCGCGACTTCGCGCAAGCTGATCGCGATGTTCTCCCAGACGCCGTTCCGGCTGGCCTGCACCGCGACGCCGGCGCCGAACGATCACATGGAGCTCGGCCAGCACTCGCAGTTCCTCGGCGTCATGCCCTCGAATGAGATGCTGTCCCGCTGGTTCATCGCGGACCAGATGAACATGGGAAAATACCGGCTCAAGGGGCACGCGGTTAAGCCGTTCTGGAACTGGGTCGCGTCCTGGGCGCGCTGCATCTCCAAGCCCTCGGATCTCGGCTATTCGGACGATGGCTTCATTCTGCCGACCCTGCATTTCCATCGGCATGTCGTGGCGGCGGATATTTCCGTCGACGCCGGCGACGCGTTATTCCGCATCCCGGAAATGTCGGCCACATCCATTCACCGCGAGAAGCGGCTGACGGCCGACGCTCGCGCCGATCAGATCGCGGAAGTCGTGAACGCCGACAAGGGCGAGGCTTGGGTCGTCTGGTGCGACACCGATTATGAGGCCGACGCCCTGACGGCGAGGATCCCCGATGCCGTCGAGGTCCGCGGCTCGATGTCGGACGCGATGAAGGAACAGCACCTCGTCGGTTTCTCCGATGGCAATATCCGCGTCATCGTCAGCAAGCCATCAATCGCGGGCTTCGGCCTCAACTGGCAGCACTGCGCCCGCGTCGCCTTCGTCGGTCTCTCCTTCTCCTACGAGAGCTTCTACCAGGCGGTGCGCCGCTGCTGGCGCTTCGGCCAGAAGCGCGAGGTCGAGTGCCACATCGCCATGGCCGACACCGAGCGGAACATCTGGGACGTGATCTCCCGCAAGAGCGGCGACCACGAGGCCATGAAGGTCGAGATGTACGCGGCGATGAAGCGTGCTCACGAGGACCGCCAGATCAAGATTGACTATCAGCCGGCCATGCCCGCGCGGCTCCCGGCATGGATTCAGGGAGTGGCAGCATGAAGGTCATCGATCAGTCCCTCGGCAAGACATGGAGCGCCTACAACGCCGACTGCGTGCCGTTCACCGCCGGATTGCCGGATGGATCGATCGACTTCTCGGTCTACTCGCCGCCGTTCTCGTCGCTCTACATCTATTCCGAGAGCGTCGCGGACATGGGAAACTGCGCATCCGACGCCGAGTTCTTCGAGCAGTATCGCTACCTGGTCCGGGAGAAGTTCCGGGTCACGCGTCCGGGGCGCCTGACGGCAATCCACGTCAAGGATCTCGTCTACTACCAGAACAGCAGCGAGCGAGGCACGTCCGGCCTCCGGCCTTTCTCCGACCAGTGCACTGCGGTCCACATCGAGGAAGGCTGGGACTTTCACTCGCGCGTGATGATCTGGCGGGATCCGGTCCGCGAGATGCAGAAGACGAAGGCGCACGGTCTTCTCTGGAAGACGCTCCGGGCAGATTCAACGTTCTCCCGCATGGGGCTTCCGGAATACCTGCTGGTGTTCCGCAAGTGGGCCAAGGACGGCGAGGAAGTCTCGCCTGTCACCCACACAAAGGAGAGTTTCCCGGTCGAGGAATGGCAGAACTACGCCTCTCCGGTCTGGAATTACGGGCGCCAGGATCTACCCGAGACTGACGTCCTCAACGTCAAGGTGGCCCGCTCCGACAAAGACGAAAAGCACCTCTGCCCGATGCCGCTCAACATCACGCGGCGGGCGCTGCGCATGTGGTCGAACCCGGGCGACGTCGTGTTCTCGCCATTCATGGGCATCGGCTCCGAGGGCGTCGTCAGCATGGAGGAAGGCCGCAAATTCGTCGGCACCGAGTTGAACCCGGCCTACTACCGGCAGGCGGTCAAGAATATCGGCCACGCTGAGGCGAGCGGCTCGAGCGGCGATCTCTTTTCGGAGGCCGCAGCGTGACCATCATCCTCGCCGTCGATCCTGCGAAGTCCTGCGGCTACGCCTTCCACAACGACCAGCGCAGCCTTTCGGCCATCCGTGCCGGGGTCATCAAGGCCGAGGGCGAATCCTTCGAGGAACGCTCCGCCACTCTGGCGCGCAAGTTCATCACCCTGATCCGCGAAGAGCGGCCGGATCTGATCGTGATCGAGATGCCGATCCGGACCTCCCCGGCCGCCCGCCGCAAGGTGAAGTTCATGGGCGAGGAGGAAGAGGTCGGCGGCGGGGTTTCCGGTCTCAACGCCATAATCTCGTCGAACCAGATCGTCGGCGCCATCGCGGCGGTCGCCGGCATCAAAGGCATCCCCTTCCTGACGATGGCGACCGTCTCATGGCGCAAGGCCTTCATGGGCGCCGACGTGATGAAGCAGGCCCGGGCCGAGAAATGGGGCCGCAAGGAATGGAAGCGCGCGGTTCGCGAGCAGTGCGCCCGCGAGAAGATCGCCGTCACGAACGACGACATGGCCGACGCCGCCGCGCTCTCGGTCGCGGCCAAGACCACCGACACCTACCGGATGATGAAACACCGAGCTCGGGAGCAAGCGGCATGAACATGGACCCGATGCAACTGGAAGCCTTCCTCGACGCGCGCTGCGGCCATGCGACCGAGCAGGCGAACCGCCACCTATCGGAGAAAGCACGCCATGATGAGGAAGCGCAGCGCAGCAAGCAGATCGCCAGCTTCTGCGGCCGGGCGGCGGTGCGGGTCCGCGGCCTTCGGGAATATCTCTTGGACGCACCGTCCGGGCTCACGATCGGGATCACCGCGACGGTTGAAGCCGAACCCGCTCCCGCGCCGTCCACGGTGGATGAGCCAGCCGCTGTCGCTGTCGCCGGAGATGAACCTGCGGTCGCGGGAAATGCTCCTGTCTCGCAGGCAGATGCTGCTACGGAATGCGTGGATCGAGTTGACGACATTGGCGTCGTCGACGGACCGCTGGACGCCTTCCTTCCATTCATCCCAGCCGCGACCGAAGTGGCGTTGGCGATGGGAGAAGCAAGAAGCCCAGCGGATCCGGATAGCGACGAAGCGGATGCCCCGACGCCGCTGACCGCAGGCGCGATGGAGGAGCGCCTGGTCCCGCGCTTCGCAGTCACTCCGGAATCCGATGGACTGACGGACTACGACCAGCGGTTCCTCGATGTCATGCGGCTGAACCTCGACCGGCACGGCATCTGCAGCCTGAAGCCCGCGGACATTGCGGAGATAGCCGGCCTTGCTCGGAATGTCGCCGGCGTCTGCATTGCTCATCTGATGCGGCATCGCCGGATCGTGCGCGTCAGTCGCGGCTTCCGCGTATCGCAGCAGGGAGCATCATTCCCGCCCGTCGGCGAGCGCGAACCAGTTGCCGCGAGCATTCCCGCCCCGAAACCGAAGATCTCGCCCAGCGCCCCCGTTCCGTCCCTGCAGCCGGTTGCGGTCGAGTGCCTGGCTGAAAAGCTGATGGAGCTGTTCGTCAAGGCCGCGACCAACGCTGGCGACGGCATGGCGATGTTCGGCCGCGAGGGGCTGGAGAAGCGCTTCGATGTCTCCGCCCATCGCATCGAGGAAGCGGTCTACCTGCTGGAGAGCCGCGGCGACATCGAGTGGATCCAAGGGCTCAAGGGCCACATCACCGTGAAGGTGCTGAAGCAGGCTGAGGCCGCGGCATGAACATGCAGGCTCAGACCGACTTCGGCGATGCGGTGAATCTCGAGGCCGAACAGGCTCTGCTCGGTTGCCTGCTGATCGACAACGCGCTTCTGGCATCCGAGGTGCCGTTCCTGGAGCCGGAACATTTCGGGGAGAAGCTGCACCGGGAGACCTTCATCGCCATCGCCGACCTGGTAGCGCGTGGCCGCCGGGCAGATCCAATTACTCTGAAGGCTTATCTGCCGGACGAGGACGTCGGGCCGGATTACACGGTCTCGCAATATCTAGCTCGGCTCGTCGCAGAAGCGGTGCCGTCGTCCTTCATCCGCGACTATGCGCTCGCCGTGATCGACAGCCATGCCGCAAGGAAGGCCGCCACAGCGTGCCAAGACTATGCCGGGCTCTTCCTGCACCGCGATCCGTCCAAGGGCATCACCGATCTGGTGGCCGGGCTGGAGGATGAGCTCGGCGCCGTCCGCGCGCTGGCGCCGTCGATCAAGGAACGCGAGAGCATCAGCGACGTGCTCGACAGCTTCCTCCGCAAGCTCGGCGAGGGCCGGCGCGGCGAGGGCCGATCGATCCCGCTGCCGCTGCCCGAGATCGCCGACGTGCTCCAGGAAGACGGGTTTCAGGCCGGCAACCTCTACGGCCTGCTCGGTTCGTCCGGCGAGGGCAAGACGAGCCTGATGCTGCAGATCCTGCGCTGCGCCGCCGAGGCCGGCCATCCGGTCTTCCTGCTCTCCTACGATCAGTCAGCGGAGCAGGTGACCAGGCAGATGATCAGCCAGGCGACCGGCATCTCTGTGTCTCAGATGACCCGCTACAACCCGCCGTCTTCGAATACGCTCAGCGTCAAGGAGATGGAGATGATCGTCACCGAGACCGAGCGTCTCCGGAAGCTGCCGATGGGCGTCAAGAAGCTGACGAACCAGCGCATCGGGTCGATCGTCAGCCTTGCCAGATCGTGGGTCGGGAAGGTCCGCAAGAGCCGGGCCCCCGACGGATCGCCTTGGGGCGCGCCGCTGATCATCCTCGACCACAATCGGAAGGTGACGCCGGAGGATCCTCGGGCCCACGAAGGCCGCATCGCCGGCGCGGTGAACGGGGCAGGGAAGGCGATGGCCGAAGAGCTCGGCGCCGCGGTCCTGTTTCTCAATCAGCGCAATGGCAAGGGCATGGGCCGCAGGGTGCCCCGGCCGATCGCAGAAGACCTCTATGGCGGCGAGACCGCAAAAGAGGACTACGACGCCATCCTCTACATCTACCGCCCGGAGCGCTGGCGCGATGAGCAGCTGAGCATCGCCAAGGACCAGAACGAGGCCGACGAGGTCAGCCGCCGCTTCATGCTGCGGAAGTCGTTCAACGACACCCCGCGCGATCCGGAGAACATGGCCGAGATCGGCACCCTGAAGGTGCGCTACGGCCGGACGGGAATGCGCGAGTTCGTGCGGTTCGTCGGCACCTTCACGAAATACGAAAGCGAACGCCACGCGCAGCCGGAGATGTTCTGATGCGATACGAGCCCGGCAAAAGCTTTTCGTGGTTCATGCCCTACGGCAGGGGCTATCTCGCGGTCTTTGCCTATCCCGGCAACAAGCGGACCCGGTATCTCCGGCACCCCGACGGCAAGCCCGTCCAGTTCGACAGCTATCTCGAGGCGATCGAGGCGGCCACGCTCCAGGTGCGCCGACATTGCGAGCCGGACATCGTGGCGACCCCGGCCGAGGATCCTCTAGCCAAGCGGCTAGCCGAAGAGGCGATCGAGTTCCGGCAGCGCCGGGAAGACGAGACCCGCCGGCTGCGGTCCGAGACATTCACCATGCACAAGGCCGGGAAGAAGCCGGTCGTCGTCGAGACGAAGCGGAGGGCGGGATGAACTCGCGTCCGAAGGGAATGCTCGACGCGCTTCTGGACGGCGTTGGCATCCGCGTGCGCCCGGTGCGGCGCCGGCGCGGCCCGGCCGAGACCCACGCCCGAGCGACCCTTCACGAAGTCCGCAACAGGATGGGCGACGGCCACCTGCTGCTCACGCTCCGCTGCATCCGGCAGACCACGGGTAACCGGGACGAGCTCTGGAGCGAAACCATCGGCGCCGTGAGCGACTGCCTCGAGCAGCGGCCCCGGTGGGTGGAACGGGGAGGCGACCTACTCGACGCGTTCGACACGATCGATCTTCGCTCAATGCGGCTCCAGGCGACCCGCCTGCGGCCATGGGAGGTGCGGAAGACGCTCCGGGCCTTCCTGTTCATGGAACTGCGCCAGCGGCTCGATACGGCCGTGGATGGCGACCTATTCGGAGAGGAAGCGGCATGAGAGATATCAGCGGAGACGCATTCGAGATCGCCGCTATGGTGCCGTGGGTGCGGGTGCGCTTCATCGAAGCGGTCGACACCGCGGACCACTCCTACCGCGGCGACGGCCCGGCGGGTGCAGGCTCCTACTGGCCGGCGATCGCCACCGTCCTCGATACCGATCCGGACGCACCGAAGCCATGGCGCCCATCGCGTGACGCGATCACCCGAGCCGAGGAAACCCTGGCCGGCTGGCTCATTGATTTTGTCGAGGACAGGGAGCATCGTTGGCTCCTGCTCAACTGGTCCGCGTCCATCGCCAACCCGAAGAGATACGGGTCGTTCGCCAAGAACTGCAAGAAAAGCGGCCGCGCGCGTAGTACCGCCTACCACCGCCTAGATGCTGCATTCGTGACTGTTGCAACGTTAATCCGAAAAAACGGAAAATCGTTGCAAGAGCCTGATATGCATAGGGTTGGACAACTCGCCCGTGTTGCGGGTATGGATTTGGGCAAGATGGACGACGACCGGCTACCGGGTCGCCCATCCGGTTCTCCAAGCTTCTGGCGCACTGAAGACGCGGCCCCAGCGAATGACTTCGACGAGCGCCGCCGGCAGATGGCAGAGCGCAAGGCGGGGTGATCAAGCCAAGGCGAGGCGCCTCCCGCACCAATCTGACTATTGCCGAGGTTTCTGTTCAGATTTGCGCAACCTGGCGATCTCTTGGTGATGGCGGACGGCATGGATCTGTGCCGCACGGAGCGCCTGTCGAACGTTTATGACGCAGATCTTGAAGCGGTCCATCGGCTCGTATTCGAAGAATGTCGAAGGGTGATTAGCCGGTTCCGCCTGCTCCGACCGCACGCGCTCAAACGTTTTGAGAATGCTCGCTTGGCTGTCAGGCGAGAACGAAGAGTAGAGATCGGTTGCCATCCTGTGAGTGATCGAGCTTGTCAGGTCGTGCGCAAACTCGTTTCGGATCTTGGCCACCATCTTCAGCGGGCCCCGGAGCTCGGTGGTAAGTCCTAGAGCAACGGCGAGGGCAATGCGCTGGCCTAGCTGAAACCTTGCGCCGTCTAGCGCCTCTGGTTGAGGGAGCGCTAGACGGCAGAGCTCGATCAGCTCGTGCTCCACATAGATCGCAGATTTGATGACGAGATGGAGCGGATCAGCGCCTCGCATCTCATCGAGGAATCCAAGGTCGCGCTCGTCGATCGGGGGAACGGTGGCTTTCATACGACCGATGCTGCCACCACTGCGCCAGAAGAGCAAAGCGAGGCGTGATGCTCACCATCCAACTGGCCGGCTCATCGATCGAGATGGAAGCCTCCGGGCTCACCACCACGCTGTTCGGCGACGGCAGCTTCGTGAAGGCATGGCCTGGCGACAGTGCCGAGGATCGCGCTCGCGCCGTCTCTCTCGGCTACGCTAAGGACGATGCTTCCCTGACATGGGATGGCCTGGTGCAGATGAGCAGGGAGCACGAGGCCGGCCACGCTATCCTCGCCCATGTCCTCGGCCTCCCGCATTCCCCGACGCTCAAGGGTGTCGCAGCCGGTGCCTACTGGCCGCACTGGCAGGCGGAGGAGAGCGCGGTGCTGGGGTTGCAGCGATATGCGCGGCTGGCCGGCGTGGACCTGGTCGAGGTCGCGAAGAATATCAGCGGTTGCAAATAGCCGCTTCCGGTGCCGCTCGCCACGGGGTTTATACACCAAAGGGTTGAAATGGCCTGCCGCCCTTGTGAAGAACGCCGCCGCATGCTCGCCGAAGCCAAAGCGCGAGACGGCAAGGGCGTGGTGAAGGTGATCCCGGCAGTCGGGAGGCGCCTCGCCGCCGACCCGCCGAAGCTGAGAGGGAAGGACGATGGCGCTAACCGATAAGCAGCGCCGGTTCGTCGACGAATACCTGATCGACATCAACGCGACCCAGGCTGCAATTCGCGCCGGGTACGCCAAATCTGGCGCCCGAACCGAAGGCGCGCGTCTGCTGGCAAATGCTGACATCAGCGCGGCGGTAGAGAAGCGACTGGCGCGGGTCGCCAAGAAGGCGGACGTCACGGTCGATAGCCTCGCGATCGAGCTCGAGGAGGCGCGAAGCCTCGCTCTGAGGGAAAAGCAAACCGGCGCCGCCGTCTCGGCGACAATGGGCAAGGCCAAGCTGTTCGGGCTCGGCGTGGAGAACCGCCGCCTGAGCGGCCAGGTCCACGTCATCACGCTCTCGGCGAAGGATCTGGACGGGCTGACGAAGGATGAACTTGCAGCCCTTGAGCGCGCCTACCCCGTTCTCCAGAAGCTCGGGCTTGTGGGAAGCGATACAGGGGCAGAGGAAGAAGCGAGAGGTTGAGGAAGCCGCTGGCGGCTGGGAGCGCGAGAACGAGCGCTGCGCTGCGGATATCCTCTACTGGTTCGACCGGTGGGTCTACACCTACGATCCGCGCCTGGTGGGCCAGAAGAACCCCGACGGCACCCGCAAGAGCCCCTACGTCCAGTTCAAGCTCTGGCCGAAACAGCGCGAGGTCATCCTGTGGATGCGCGACCGGCTGGCCGCGCTTGAAGAGGGGCTGATCGAGAAGAGCCGCGACACTGGCGCTACCTACCTCACAGCAGGATTCGCGCTCCACCAGTGGCTGTTCGAGCCCGGCTTCAAAGCGACGTTCGGGTCTCGCAAGGTCGATTACGTCGACAAGAAGGATAACCCGGACGCCATCTTCGCTAAGCTACGCATCATGCTGCGGCGGCTGCCGGTCGAGATGCTGCCGGAAGGATTCAACTGGTCGCAGCACGACAACTACATGCGGATCGTCAACCCGGCGACGGGCGCGGTCATCTCGGGCGAAGGCGGCGAGGACATGGGCCGCGGTGGCCGTTCCTCGCTCTACGTCGTCGACGAGGCGGCGTTCGTGCCGAATGCGGAAACGGTCGAGAAGGCGCTGTCGGGCAATACCGATTGCGTGATCTGGGTCTCGTCCGTCAACGGCATGGGCAACCTGTTCGCCCGCAAGCGTCACTCGATCATGGCGCCGCACCAGATCGCCCGGCTGCATTGGCGGGACGATCCTCGGAAAACCGAAGCCTGGGCCGCGGCAAAGCAGGCCAGCTTCTCCGATCCGACGACGTGGGCCAGCGAATACGACATCGACTACAGCGCCTCGGTGGAGGGGATCTGCATCCCTGCCCTGTGGGTGGAGAGCGCAAAGCGCATCCTCGCTCTGGAGCCTCGCCTGCGGCCATCCAATGAGGGTGTCGTCGGCCTCGACGTCGGCGCCGGCAAGGCGAAATCGATTGCGGTCCCTCGCCGGGGCCCCGTGGTGGACGCGCCGCAGTCCCGCGGCAACCCGGACACGACCGAGACAGCGCTCTGGGGCCTGGACATTGCCAAGGCGGTAGGCGCCGCCAGCCTGAACTTCGACGCGCCAGGCGTTGGTGCCGGCGTCTCCTCGACGCTGATGCACAACCCGGCCGAAGGGCTGCAGATCAACGCCATCAACACCGGCAACCCGCCATCGGATCGGCTGTGGCCGGACGGGCGGACGTCGGGCGAGATGTTCGGCAACCTGAAGGCCGAAATCTGGTGGCTGTGCCGGACCGCCATGCAGCGGACCCACGAGCACGTCCTATGGCTCGAGAACAAGGAAGGCGGCCGTGAGCATCCGGTGACGGAACTGCTTGCCATGCCCAGCGGCGATCGTGAGAGCGATGCGCTGTGCCTGCAGGTCTCCCTAGTCAAATGGGGCAAGAACGACCGCGGCAAGATAGTGATCGAGAAGAAGGACGCGCTCCAGCGGCGTGGCATCTCGTCTCCCGATCATGCCGACGGTCTGATGCTGACGTTCGCTGAAGGTGATGAGCCCCCGGCGGTCGCGATGTTCCTCACCAAAAGGCACCGCTAGATGAACCCCTTGACCATGATGGCCAACGCGGCCGCGCGCCGTCTGGACACCATGTTCCCGGGGTTCTTCGCCGAGCTGAAGCACGACCACTATTCGGATTTCGGCTTCCCGAAGACGCTCAACTTCACCCAGTTGCACGGCATGTACCTGCGCAACGGCATCGCGCATGCCGGGGTGGAGAAGACCATCCTGAAGACCTGGCAGCAGGCACCGTTCCTCCTGGAGAAGGAGCGCGACGGCAGCGCAGGGCAGGACAAGGGCGAAACCACGCTCGAGCGGGAGGTCCGCAAGCGCTTCGTCGAGCTGCGGCTGTGGGATCGCCTCCGAGACGCCGACCGCATGTATCTGGTCGGGGGCTATTCCGGCGCGCTGCTGGCGTTCAAGGACAGCAAGCGGTGGGAGGATCCGGTCGACACGGTCCCGGGCGGTATCGACGGCCTGGCGAAGATCATCCCCGCATGGGCCGGCCAGCTGACGGTCGCCGAATGGGACATGGACGTCACGTCGGAGCGCTACGGCGAGCCGAAGATGTTCCAGTTCAACGAGGCGGACGTCGCCACCGGCAAGTCACAGCATCGCCAGATGCTCATCCATCCCGATCGGGTCATCGTCTGGTCGCATGACGGCACGGTGCACGGCACGTCGCTCCTGGAGCCCGGCTACAACGACCTGATGACGCTGGAGAAGATCAGCGGCGCCGGCGGCGAGGGCTTCTGGAAGAACGCCAAGTCGGCCCCGGTGCTCGAGGTCGATAAAGAGGCCCGGGTCGCGGACATGGCGAAGGCCATGGGCGTAACGACCGAAGGCCTCGCGGACGCGATGAATGACCAGGTCGAAGACTGGCAGAAGGGCTTCGACAAGCTCCTGATGATCCAAGGCATGCAGGCCAAGACGCTCGCCATCACCCTGCCGTCGCCAGAGCACTTCTTCAACATCGCGCTGCAGAGCTTCGCGGCATCGATCCCCATCCCGATGAAGATCCTGGTCGGCATGCAGACCGGCGAGCGCGCCAGCACCGAAGACGCCGAGGAGTGGGCGCAGACGAACATGTCTCGCCGCACCGGCACAGTCATCCCGAACGTCATGATGCTGGTCGATCGCCTGGAGCGGTTCGGCATCCTGCCCGAGCGGGACTGGCACCTCGACTGGACCGATCTGACCGAGAGCTCAATGGGCGAGAAGATCGACCGGGCGCTGAAGATGGCCGACGCCAACGCGAAGATGCAGGCCAGCGGCGAGTGGGTGTTCACCCCGGAAGAGATCCGCGGCGTCGTCGAATACGAGCCGCTGAGCGATGCCGACAAGCTGCGGGACGACATCGGCGATGACGATGCTGCGGCGGCTATGACGCCCGGCGCGCCGCCTGCAGAGACCCCGCCTATCGCCGGCGAGTAATCGGAGCAAGCCATGACCATTCCCGTCCCGATCGAGGACGGTCGTCGCCCGTGGGACCGCACGGACGAGGGCCAGAACTCGCCCAACAAACCGCCCCGCAGGTGCACCCGATGAGCAAGACCGTTCGTGTCAACATCCGCTCGGTCGCGAACGTCGCTGCGGTGCGCAAGGAAAAGCGCAACGGCCGGGACGTCGTGATCGTGCCGTCGGCGACCCTGCCGGACGACATCGTGATGAACGATATCCGGTATAGCGCGGCCGAGATCGCCAAGTCCTTCCATTCGCTCGAGCGGACCCCTGCGCCCCTTGGTCATCCGACGATCAACGGCAAGTTCGTCTCGGCCCGCGATCCGGAGGGCATCAATCTGTGCTGGATCGGGGCGTGGAACGAGAACGTCCGGCAGGAGAAGGGCAAGGACGGCAAGAGCCGCGTCATGCTCGACAAGGTGATCGACGTCGAGTTCGCCAACCGGTCCGAAGGCGGGAAGTCCGTGCTGTCGGCGATCGAGAAGGCCGAGCCGGTCCACACATCGACCGGGCTGCTGTGCATGCTGGACGCTGCGAACGGTGACGTCGACTTCAAGTTCGACGCCCGCGACATCGAGTTCGACCACGACGCGATCCTCCTGGGTGAGGAGGGCGCGGCAACCCCTGCACAGGGCGTCGGCATGCTGGTGAACGCCGCCGGCCAGCAGGAAGAGATTCAGGTCATCAACTCGTCCCTGATGGACGACGTCGACCGCGAGATCGATTGGGCGGGAACCCGCCTTGTCGAAGCGCTCACCCGCCGCGAAAGCCTCGGCGCGTGGGAGCGAATGAAGGCCGCGATACTGGAGGCCATCGGCCTGCCCGAGCGGGTTCCCTCTACCAACAATCAGGAGAACGATATGACTGTTTCCAAGGAACAGTTCGATGCGCTTTCCGAGAAGGTGAACGCCCTCTCGGAAGGCCTCGGGAAGATCGGCGAGACCATCTCGGGCGCCGTCACCAACGCGCTCAAGCCCGTCCTCGACGCCCAGGCCGAAATGGTCGCGAACCAGAAGGCCGAGGACGAGGCGGAGCACGCCGAGCTCACGGCCAAGATCGTGAAGGCCAACATCCTCGACGAGGAGACGGCCAAGGCGACCCCGCTGAACGTGCTGCGCAAGCTCGCACCGAAGGCCGAGCCCGGCAAGGCCGCGCCGCTCAACGGCGCGTTCAAGGGCAACGTCGAAACAGGCGGCTTCAAGCTGCCCGCTGGCGAGGAGAAGTAATCGATGGCCCGCTACAACAAGATCTACGCAGGCCCCTTCACCGAGGCCACGCCGCAGGTGCAGGAACGCATCTGCACCGCCGCCGTGCTTCCGGGCACCGCCCTGGTTGAATCCGGCGCCAACTTCGCGCAGGCCGGCGCCAACGCACTCGGCAAGGTCTACGTGGCTCAGGATAACTACCTGGCGCTCAAGGACACCGACACGGCGTGGTCGGCGAACGACCGCATCATCGGCATGGAAATGCTCGACGAGCAGTTCTTCAACGTCCGCGTCCCGACCGGCGTCAACGTCGCCCGCGGCGCGCAGCTGACCACCAACTCGGCGGGCAAGTTCATCCTGGCCACCACCGGCCAGCGGGTGATCATGATCGCCGAGGAGGCCTACAACAACACGTCCGGCTCGGACCAGCTCGTGCGTGCCCGCGTGGCGCGTAACCAGCTGGCCGCGGCATAAGGAGCAGCGACCATGCGTTACTTCGACACTCAGCTCGTCGCCAACTCCCGGCCGCATGCCGCGTGGTGGAACGACATCACGGTGAACCGGGAATGGTTTCACCGCACCGAGGAGGCCCTTGCCTCTGTCGGCAATGCCGCTGCAGTCCTGCCGCGCGATGCGTGGATGGACCTCGACGGCATCACCCGCCGCGTCATGCGGAACGACGAGGGGCAGGCCTACATGGCCGACCTGATGCCGCTCGCCAAGGCGGTCAACATCGGCAAGATGGTCCACATGACCCGCGTGTCGTCGGACACCAACAACCCGGTGATCCGGTCGATGTCCGGTCAGGTTCCGGTGCCGCTCGACAAGACCGTCTACGACTACCGCGGCACGCCCGTTCCGATCTTCGCCGACGGCTACGGCCGGGAGTGGCGGGAGTGGAACACCCTGCAGTCGGAGAACTTCGATGCTCTCGCCGACGACCAGGAAGGCGCGACCGCCAAGCTTCGCCGGAACATGGCGCAGTATGCGCTCGACGGCGATGCGACGATCACGTTCCAGGGCTACACCGCCTACGGCATCCGCACCTCTCCGCTGTCCAAGGCCATCAACCTCGGCTCCGGTGCGGGCGGCGCCAACATCGATCTGACCACCGCGACGTCGGACGCGCTGGAAGCGTTCTTCGTCGGGCCGTTCGGCGCGATGCTGGACGCCAACCTGATCGTCGGCAAGGTGAACCTCTACATCTCGCCGGAGATCGCCCGGGCTTGGGATCGGTCGTTCTCGAACGCCGCCGGCTTCAAGGAGGGCACGGTCCGCGAGTTCATCCTGCGCAATCGCCGGATCAACAAGATCGAGGTCACCTACGAGCTGTCGGGCAACGCCTTCTTCGGCTTCGTCCCGAACGCCGACTACATCCGGCCGCTGGTCGGCATGGCGGTCAACACGACCGCGAAGACGCGCCAGAACCCGACGGACTCCTACAACTTCCTGGTGATGGGAGCCATGGGCATCGAGATACGCGCGGACTTCTCGGGTAAGTCGGGCGTGTTCTACTCCACGGTCGTCAACTAAGGCGTGAGGGGCTTCGGCCCCTCATTCCAGCCAGGCCCAGGCCTCGCGCTTCTGAACTCGCCTCACGGTGTTAGGATCAATTCCATATCGTGAGGCGATGTCCTTCTGGCGCATTGATCCGCGAAGCCGCCGGATTTCGCGGACGGCATCCACGGTCAATTTCGCATGGTGCTGAGCTTCCCCGCGACAGCGCGTGCCGTCCATGACTGAGTCCCGCATATTCGCGGCTTGCGTACCCCACCGTAGATGCTTCGGGTGAACGCACCCGCCCGCTCCATTGCCGCAAGAGTGGAGCGAGAACGGGCTATCTGCCGGCGCTGGGCCGTGCGCCTCGATGGACATGACGATTGATGCGTGTGTGGTCTTCCCCTCGTGGACGACGGCGGCATAGCCGTTCGGGAACCGTCCATAGGGCCATATCAGACATGCATCGCCCGAGTGATCGCGGTGCCGCACGATCCACGCCATCGGCTCGCCTTGCGCGGCCTTGCCGGCCAACGGATCACCGTGGGTTCGGGCGCGATTGTAGTGGTTTCGGCAATAGCCTTTGCAGTGCGCAGGCTTGCCGCAATCGGGAACAGAGCATAGGGGTTTCGTAGCCATATCGGCCTCCTCAACAGGTCGGTTTGGTCAGGGCCGCGCGGTGTTACGAGCACCGTTTGCGGCCCGTCCTTTATAGGCCGAAACCCTCACGGAATCATCTGCAAACGTGAGGATCACGACCATGCGCATCAAAGTGACAAAGCCCGGCATCTTCGGCCTGAACGGGGAGATCCCGGTCGGCACCGAGGTCACGGTCAAGGAAGAGCCGAAGGGCTGGGACGGCCGCTACGAGGTCATCTCCGGGTCGACCGAGGGTAAGACGGCCGTGACGAACCCGGCCGATGACACGACCCCTGCCTACGAGGTCAAGGCCACGTCGCCCGGCTGGTTCGCCGTGTTCGACGGCGACGAGCAGGTCACCAAGGGCCTGCGCAAGGATGACGTCGACGGCTTTGACGCCAAGTCCGATGCCGACAAGGCCGCCTTCGTCGAGGCCAACAAGGCCGAGGACTGACCATGTACGGCACTGTTGCGGGGGCTGACGACTATCATGCTGCCCGCGGCAATGCCGCATGGGCTGAGGCGGAGGAAACGGCCAGGGAGTGGGCACTGGTGCGCGGCTCCGATCACGTCCGGTTCCGCTATGTGGCGAACCTGATCGACGGCTACGGGGTGGATTTCACGCCGGCGGGGCACGAACTGCCGCTGGTCGAGGAAGCCGCCTATATCGCGGCAGCGCTCGAGTTGGGGACGCCCGGGTTCTTCACCAGGTCGTTCACCTCCTCCGAGCAGAAGGTTCTGACGGCCGTCGGGTCGATCAAATGGACCGTGACCGGCAACTCCAGCGGCACCTACGCCGCCATGCCGCGGTCCACGTCCATCGATGCGCTGTTCGAGCCCTACATCAT